CCTCCCACCTCCCGCTAGGTGTGCGGGGTCATGCCCGCCATAATGATGAAGAAGAAAAAGAACATTAGCCGACGCCGGCGCGGGGCGCGGCATCAAGGCGCTTGAAAAGGGCGGAACCCCATGGGAGGCCACCGACATCGATCTCCTTGCCCAAGTCAGTGGCAACGACAACGGACCAAGAAGGCATGTCCACCTCGTGTTCGCCACTGAGTGCGGCATGGGCCCATAGGCGCAGCTCGTCGACGAGCGATTGATAGGAAACACCGTAACGCTCCGCAAAGAATGCGCTAGGGCTCTCGACGTGCCCGACCGCCTCGGACAACATCCGGTACCTGCCGCCAACGGCGTCCACCACGTAACTGGGGAGCGAATCCCACGGATATATCGTGTTCAACGTGGTGATGATCGCGCAAATCTCGGGGAAGGGTTTCAAATCATAGACGGCGGCCTGCAACTTGGCGGCGGCAATGAGCGCTGGTGGATAGCCGGGATTGGACACGAAGGGAAGCTTGCCCATGACTTTCCCGGGCTTCAATATAAAAGTGTCCCCAGCGACGACGCAAGAGCAAAAATCGCCGTGCGGGTCATAAATGACGCCTTGCTTGGCCGCAACTTCGAACGCCAGCCCCAACGCTTGGGCGGCTGCCTCCCAATCTTCACAACCCAATACGCTAATAAGAGCGGCGGCCATCTTGCCACAATTGCCAGGGAGGGTGTCAGGGTCACCGGAAGAGACTGTGCCCTCAATGGTGCCAACAATCTGTTGGTAACCCTTATTGTACACGACGCGCCTCCTGGTTAGCCTCCGAAGGATATTGACCATAACGGGTGGCATACCCAGTTGCTGGTAATGCCTGAACTTCGGCTCCAGCATGTGCATCTTCATGTGGGCGTCCCACCGTGTGCCGTCGACGAACCAAAGGATGCCATAGCGGCGGAAAAAAGCATCATCGCCGCAAATGACTATATAAATGGGGCAATCCAAATGTTCCGTGAGTGCGACGTGGAAAAGCTCGCTCTTGGTCATGCCGTAAGCAAAGCGGAGTCGCCAGCCATCCTGCCCATCGCCGCCTCCCAATCCCCGTTGTAACATGGAGCCGTAAGCATGGAACCACGGGCCGAAAAGTGCCTGCAACGTGTCGTGCATGGTCATGATGGTGCGCGGATCCTTCCCGGCAATGCCATGCTCCTGGTCGACGTACGTGAAATTCAGTTCGTGTTTTAGGAAGCATTGTCTGTTGAATAAACGATTCTTGCCACCAAACGCCTTGGGGTCAAAAAGCCTGACCCCCCAAACGTCCAGCAACTCCTTTGCATCGTTGTACAGCCTCCTTTTGCCAGGTGGAAACCGGGCCACGAATTCTTCCCATGGAGTTGGCTCAACATGGTCACACCGAGACGTCATCATTCCCCAAGCGTATGCATACCGATCGATGGCGGCGGCGGTGGGCTCCGGGGTGGGACGGGCAACGCGGGCGACAAAAGAGTGAAGTGCATTCTGGGGTCCCTTGGCGAAAGACGAAAAGAATGCGTGCCCGACGGTTGGGAGTGATTGATACACCTGATTGCCATCGACGTTGTCTAGCTTGGACCAGCGCAAAATTCTCGCCGTGTGGTGCATCGCGACGGGCAACCTCTTCCAAAACTGCGCATACCGGCCCATTGGGTCGCTGAAGAAATTTGGACGCCATGGCCGGCGCTCGGAGACCACCCTGCGGAACATGTAGCACGCCCCGATAGCGGCGAGTCCGAAGAGCGGCCAAATAGGCAGCACTCGCTCGACTGGGGAGGCCACCAACGCCGCGTCACAACGGCTGACCGGGCCGAACTCGCGCCAAAAATCCCGGGCGGCCGCACGCGCCCCCGCGATGATCCGGGCGCTAATGGGCTCCGGCGGCGGTGGATTGAAGCGAAGATATAACCGCGCCGCATGCATGCCCACGAATGAGCCAACCCGCCGCAAAGAGGCCGCCATGGTCTCAACACCCGAGGTAGAGGCGCTGGCAACCTCTCCGCCGAACGCCCGGAGGTGACGATCGAACCCTGTCGTAAACGCACAAGACAAGGTGTACGCCCTGGTGGTCACGAAATATGTCAGAGCACCGCCAACCACGAGCCGCGCGTGCCACGGCATTGGCGAGCCGTGAGCAACCTGATACCAGTCGACACCGACGGCGTAAGGGTCCCAGAAACCCCACCACCGCCAGCGCAAATAACCGGTTGCCGCATCGGTCAACAGCTGGCTACGAGCGCTAGAATGCGCCATCAGCGATGCTGCAGTCTCCGGGGCCAGTGTATACGCACAATAATCGCTCCAAACCGTGAGATCACTAGCGGTCACGTCTGGATCCCGCCCCTGCCGGAACATCGACATGGTGCTGCGTCGGACCACGGAAAGAGAACTGCCGGACATATAATTGCGAGAAATATTGAGGTACGTCTCGCGTGATACGACGGCCTCGTCCCAGACGCCACCGTTGCGCACAAACAACGTGCACACGTGGGGTCCTATAACTGCCTCATACAGCCGGGCGCCGTCGGCCGCAGAAACCCGTCTTTTTGGCAACTCGCCCCTCACCCCCGGTCCTGGCCCGAAGAGATACAGCGTGGCCATCTCTGGGTGGACTTTACCGTCGACCCTGGTGACGAACTTGCGCAGCAACCGCAAACCATTTGCCTTGATGATGTCCGAGGGCTCTCTGACCATGCGGGCCCAACCGTCTCCGTCATAAGATTGCACCATGAGGCCCGTCGCGGTCATGACGTGTTTGTACGCAAGGTCTCCATCTTGTCGCCCGTTGAGAAACCCAGCCGTGATATAGAAGGACCCCTGTGGAAGGAGAAAGGGCGAGCCAGCGTCAACCTCCGGAAAAATGGCGGGCAGCGTATAACCGCCGGCTGCGGCTCGGTCGACGTCAGAGCGCAAAATAACACTCTGTGCGTAAGCGTCGCCCAAACATTGTGCGGCGACCGCATCCACGTCGAAACAGAGGTCGTCCGCTGAGAGCTGCTCCAATGCCTCGACGTAGGCGTGCGGCCAGTCGAGTCCGGGTGGGAGTGTGTTGCCGTTCAGCGAGTGCATGAGCCGATTGCGCTCACGACGATCCATCAACGCAAATTGCGTCGGAACTTCCGAAGGTTTGAAACCCCAACCCCTGCTGGCCACCACGTCGACGGCGCCGTCTATCTCCTCCAATCCGGTACGGAAGTGCATGCAGTTGAATATCTCGACATTGTGGCAACTGCTTGGAAAAACTTCCGAACGTTCGATGCGGTCCCTGTAGGCGCGCACGACCCGATGGTCGACATCTGGGACCAAATCCACAGACGGCCGGGTGGCCAGGCACCAGTGCGCGATCTGCTCCGGCGTGGCGTCGGGCGGGGGCCCCTTCGCTCGTCCCCTGGCACCAGAATGGGCCGCCCCGGATGGAGATCTCTTCTTGTCGGACTTCTTGAAAAAGGAGACTCCGACATATTTGGGCCCGCACGACAGAGGTCCGTCGGCTGGACCATAGGCCTCCAGCAGCAAAATGACCTGCCCGGCATTTGATGCACCCACCAAGGCAGCAGCCACACTGACAACATCAGAACCGTCCAACTCGTCCAACGGTTTGAAATAGTTGTCGTCGGCTATGTTGCCATTCAACGCGTGCATGAGGCGATTGCGGTCGTGCGAGCTGACAGCAAAATTGCTGACGACCCAGTCGAACACCTCGAGCCCGTTGAAATATAGGAGACCGTATGTGCCGGATGCGTGTTTCCAGACCGAAACCACTCCGCGAATCCGCACGGTTGAGTCATTGGCGCGGACGTTGCAAGAGACCCAATCGCGCCCACGTCTGGATAGCGGTGAAATGCGGATGCCGTATCTAGCCACTCGTGAATCCGTGAATAGGACGGTATGTGGCCACCGAACCACATAACTCAACGCGTCAAAAAGGTCCCCAACAATGTGCGGGGCTCCCTGAAAAAAGGCGCGTGGTTGGACGTGGAATACGGTGTGCCTGCGTGCGGCGACGGGCGCTCCAACAGCGCCGGCGTCGTTGTGTGTATTTTCCGAATGTTCATCGCTGGAGGAGGGGGGGGGGTGGCCTACCCCCCCAAAGCTGTTCGAGCATATAAGCGTGCTCGGCCCCACATCGCTTAATCTGGTCGCGGCAATTGCGCAAGCCGACTGGTCCTCCGCCACCGTCGCGCCGACCTCCTCCCAATGGCAAGACTGGACTAGTCCTGCCGCGTTGTTCGAGCTCCGACCGCTAGGCGAAGAATTCACTTGCCTGTTGGTCCATGGCGGGCTCGTCCCCACATCGCCATTGATACTCGGCCCAGAGGGCGTAGTATCGAACGTAAGCATCGTCTTCCTGATCGATGCATTACCGGGTCTGTTGCCTCGTGTCACGCAGCTTCTGCTGCGAATAGACTGGACTCCAAGACTGGCTCCACCCCATTCGATGCCAAGGCCGTGGCCCATTCGTGCGACATCTGGTTGAGCTGTAGGTATGAAATCCGACGCGAGGAGATTAGTGACAGCTTGCGCCCACCATGTCTCAATCCAAGCGCCCCCCATGTCCCGTCCCCGGTTGGTGGTTGTGCGAGTGGCCTCCTTCCGCCCATTGCCGTAGGCTTTGGCCTCCCTCCGTCTGCGATAAAGGGACTTTTCGCCCCAAGTCTCCATTAGCTGAGTCTCCGGATCCAACGCCTTATGTTCAACGTTGGATGCGTCATATAACCCGTACGTGACACCCGGTCCTAAGACCTTCTCAGCGAACTTCCACGACCCCGCAGTTGACTGTCGGTGTTCGGTAACACCGCACAACTCCATCTCCGGTTCAGATGAACAGAACCATCAGTATGCGCTCCCAACACGCACCTGTTGCCCCGGGCCCAGAATCCAGTCACTTATTGATGGGCCACTCCGATGATATTGGAGGTGGGGACTTTCGCTGGCAATCAGACCCTAATCACCCTGGAGCTACACGAGCACTAAGGCTCCACTGTCTCCGGGTTACTGCTGGCGGCCAACGGCGCGGTACCTGACGCCACGACGCCAAGGTCACCCTCG